TGCTCGTTGTTTGGGGGGCCATCTTCGCGTTACGGCAGAATCATTTCGTTGCGGGCGTGCTGGCCGTATTCGCCGTTCTAGCCAGGGAAATTGGCTTAACGCTGTCCATACTGGGGTTGACCCTTACGCTTCGGCAGAAGCCGTCGCGTCGGCTGTCGCTGGCTTTCTACGCAGCCCCCGCAGTCATACTTTCGACGGTGTATTTGGCCATAACACCCGGGCCCGTACCGGAAGGCTCCCCGTCTTATACTGCGAGCATCCCCAAGATGCTATCTGCTACGCTTCACCACTTTCAGGGGAAGTGGTTGACCTGGGATTGGTCATTCAGCTTCATCTACCTGCTCATCCCTCTTATCGCTTGTGGGGTTCTGTTCATTGCTGAGATGGTTAAGGGACGTGGTGAACTTGATGAAGCCTCCCGTGATGGGTTTGATAATATGCTCATCACTCTGTCGATTCTGTCTCTACCAATTCTCACGACACCATTCATTATTGATACTCCGAGGATAGCCATCTTCTCTGCCATCCCCGTGTTTATCTTGGCTGGTCTTGGGCTACGGTGGTTGGTTGGCGCTATTCGTCCTGTGATACGAGTGGCCATACTCGCATCGTACTTCATTTTTTATACCATAAACGTTCGTGATGTTTCCATGCTCTTCGTGTTTATCACGGTCATTCTTCTTGGCCGGTTGGAAAGTCGATTCAATGCCTTGACTGATTTACTAGGTCGTAAGTAATCGAATGATGGTAGATTAGTTAAATTCAAATCGTTCACAATCATTTTACACCTCCATTTTGATTCAATTCATTAGTTTCTATAGGGGGAATTCATCCCCCATAAGATTGCTACAAAGTTTTAATACAAAAATGTTCATATTATATACGGCGAACAAGAATGAAAACGAACAAAAAACATATTCAACCGAAGAAGTCGAAGGCCAATCATCCACCAGGCAAGCACAAGTATGGGAACCCCCCTAAATCATATACCAAAGGTGTTCCTCATATTACGGTGGCTGAGGCTGAGGAGATGTTTGAGTATTGGGCGAATGGGGTTGGTGGGAGTCCTCGGCCTGTCTATGATGTGGCCAAGCACTTTGATCGTAACCGGAAGACCATCCTCAAGCTGAAGCATGATAATGACTGGGATGAACGATTTCGTGATATCAAGATCAGACTTCAACTGGAGACCGATGCTCGGATAGCCAAGACAGCTAGGAAGACGAAGAAAACGCTTCGAGCTACATTCGTCAAGATGGCCAAGGCTGTTTTGGATGAGCGATTCCAACTCGAGATACATACCATTGATGGGTTTGAGAAGATCACCAAGCAGCTCATCCGTCTCGGCAAGTTGCTGATCGAGTTAGAAGGAAATAACCCCGAAGGACGCCAACGAGGGAAAGAATTTTTGGACGAGGCATTGAACGATGCCTTGAGTGACCTGAATGATGATGAACTCTCCACAAAAATCAAAAGCCGCATGGCAATTCTTAGCGCTCTCGAATAAGCTGCTCCTGAAGAAGGCTCCAAAGCTCTTATTCGCTGACGCGTTTCATCGGACGACATTCGGTGGTCCGATGATCTTCGATGATAAGCCATGGCTTGTTGCTCTGTATGCGGATGATCACCCATTCAAGGTTGTTGAGAAGTGCGTTCAGGTCGGCGTCAGCGACATGGCTATCGTTCACATGCTCTACTGGTGCTGGCAAGGCTATTCAACGTTGTACGTCCTCCCCGATGATGATGTCTGCGCCAGCTTCGTCTTCAACCGGATAAAGCCGATCTTCGATGACTCAAAATTCTACGCCTCCGCACTTACACCAGGCTCGGCCGATAATGTCCGCCTCAAAAAGCTTTGGAAAGGGACGACAAAATTCGTCGGTTGCCGCACGCGTAAGTCGATGAGGGAGTACCCCGCTGATCGATTGATCGTTGATGAATTGGATGAATGCAATCTCGAGATATTGGCCTGGGCGAGAGACCGTCTCGCAGCCGCCCGCATACGTACGGGCGCTCCTCCTGAAGAGCTTGATATCTCCAACCCCTCGGTCGAAGACTATGGCATTGATGCCCGCTACCTTCAGTCAGATCAAAAAGAATGGCGGATAAAATGCGAGCATTGCAATGAGTGGCAAACGTTGGACTGGTTCGTCCACGCGGTGGAGCAGACGGCGCGGCTCCATTACGACGTGCTGGACAAAGAATGGTTTGAGGATAAGAACATCCGCCGTCAGCGGGATATGCGCCTATACTGCTCCAGTTGTCACAAGCCGATCAATCGGTTCGGCAAAGCTCAATGGGTGGCCAATCGTCCGCAGGTCCTGGACTCGTCGGGCTACCGAATCTCCCAGCTCTTCACGTCGCAGACTACGATCGGCGATATTCATGGGGAGTTCACGCGGAGCCTGGCTGTTCCCATCCTCCGTCAGCGATTTCATAACTCCATTCTCGGTCAGCCGTACCGAGAAGAGGGGAACTACATCTCACCGGAGCTTCTCGCTTCGTGCGTTGACCCAGAGTACTATCATCCAGTCAGATGGGTTGAGCCGAAGAAAGAGGATGAGAAGGGCAAACGCATCTACGCGAACCCGGTTGTAATGGGCGTAGACGTTGGTGGAGAATTTCACGTGAAGATCAGCGAGCTGATGCCGGATGGCAAACGACGGTCACTCTTCATCGGTCGCATCCCCGTTGATGAAGATTGGGCAAGTCTCTCAGCTCTGCTCAAAGCTTGGCACGTCGATCGCTGCGTCGTCGACATGGAGCCTGAGATTTCAGCGGCGAAAAAGTTCCGCAAACAACATCCAGGCATCGTCTTTCTCTGTGACTATCCTCCCAACCCAACAAAAATGGACCTCGGCGTAGATCTTGCTACACGATTGATCAAGGTAGATAAACATCAGTCACTCGATGAGAGCTATGCAGAGTATGCCCAAGGTCATATCATCCTCCCCGCTGACTACCGCTCTATAGATAAGGGCGAATTCGTGAAGCAGATGGGCACACCGAAGCGCATATACACACAACGTGGAGCGGCCAAGATCTTGCAGGCCACCTGGTCAGAGGGAGGGAAGCCTGATCACTACAGGCATGCTGACAACTATGAGAACATGGCGGCTAATCTCTTCAGGCGAAATGTACCGAGGGTATCATGATGATCATTAAATCAATGGAGACAGTGATATGAGCGTTTTCGACTGGATACGCCAATTGGCTCCCAAGCCTGCCACCCCAGCTGAAGTACGTGATGCGAATAGAACGTTGTCTCCTATCTTCGTTCGGATGTACTCCAACCTGGGTGTCAATAGACCTGACATTGATTTGGCGACGAGGGCCTTGTACCGACTAGTGCCCTGGGTCTATGCTTGCATCAATGTCATCGCCAATACGTTGATCACTGTTCCATTGGAGGTGCGGCGGGGGAGGACTCCATACTCGAAAGAATACGAGGTCATCGAAGAAGGCCCGGCGTATGATCTGATCTACCCTTACCCGAATCAGACGATGACGATGCAGGAGCTGCTCTTCCTCACCATCTGTGATACACATCTTTCAGCCGGTTCATTCTGGCTCATCGAGCCGACGGTCCCCAGTGAACCATTGGAACTCTGGAGGCTAGACCCGAGCTACGTTCGCATCGTTCCTGATATGAAGACGGTGATCGGGGGCTATCGGTACAACCCCGGTGGCGTGGACAGGTTCTTTTCAATCGATGAAGTCGTTTACGTTCGTCTGCCCAATCCCGAAGACATGCTGAATGGATTCTCCCGCGTAACGCCCGCGAAGGCCTCGGCCAACCTGAACAACCACGTCATCCAATTTCATCGAGACTTCTTTAAGAATTGTCCGGTGACGGGGATGGCTCTGCAGATGGCTGGTGAGCTTGGTGAAAAACAGCGGGCTGAGATGAAGGCTTCAATCAAGGATGTATATACTGGTGAGGGGCGATTTGACCCGATGCTCTTGGAGAATGATCTGAAGCCCGTTGATCTGCTTCCCTCGCTCGTTGATCTGGGATTTGAGCAGATCACCGAGAAGAGCATTGAGGCAGTATTGGCCACGCTCCAGGTGCCCCCGGCTTTGGTCGGCCTGCTGAAGTATGCTACGTATAACAACATCAGTCAGCAGAAGGCTATTCTCTTCGAGAACTCCGTTATCCCCACGGCCAACGTCATCCAGTCAGCGATGAACCTGGTCATCCCCAGGAGATTCGGCTTAACCGATCTTTGGTACGTGTTCAACTTCCAGGCCGTCGATGCATTGCAGGAGAATAGAAAGGACCGGACGGACAGAGCCGTAGGACTATACAAGGCGACGCTCATCACACGGAACGAGGCGAGGGAGACCGCTGGCTATCCCCCGCTCGATGATGTAACCGGTGATGAATTCTTTACGCCATCAACCAATCCCTTTGAAAATCTCTCCGCTGTCTCCTCTGACGGGGTTGGTGCTCGGGACGGTGCGACAGGGGGGCAGCTTGATGCTTCACCTCCTGCTGATTCTGCCCCCCTCGCACTACTCGTCCAGCAACGATCACTCCGTCTTCCTGCTGGGGCATCGAAGGATGATCACACCAGGTCATATCGACGGAAGGTAGAACGGGCCCAAAGGCACTACGTTGGTCTGATGAAGACCTTCTTCAAAGGGCAAAAAGAGCGGACGCTGGAACGCTTCGACCGGATGACCAACAACGCGAAGATGTTCTCTCCTTTGCTCATGTACGTAAGGCAGGACCGTATCCCTGATCAGGACATTGATCGTCTCTTCCCGCTGGATGCTGAAGACCTGGCGCTCACCAAGGCCACTCAGCCATATACATACGGCATTGTCCGTGATGAGATGTCCGACGTCTTCGAGGGGCTGAGCATTGAGGGGTCATTCTCAGTCACCAATCCCGAGGTCGCCAAGCTGATTGGTAAGTTAGAGAATAAACTGAGGCAGATCAACAGATCAACCTGGGAGTATATCAAGAGCACAATCGAGGTCGGCTATGAGAATGGCTGGACGACGAAGGAGATACGTACAGCCCTGGCTGAGCAATTCGATTCCTGGTATAAGCCGGGCAAAGGTGAGCTTGGGGTTGAGAAGCGGACGATGCTGATCGCCCGTACTGAGATGCCGAAGGCTGTGCATGGTGGGCAGGATGCAGCCTACCGTCAGGCGATGAAGCTGGGACTGAAGTTCCGCAAGCGCTGGCTCCATGCTCATACGGATAATCCCCGGGAGAACCATCTCGCCGCTGATGGGCAAGAGGTTGAGTACGATGAGCCGTTCGATCTTGGTAGTTCGTTCCTGATGTTTCCCCATGACCCCGAAGGCGAAGCTGGTGAAGTCTGCAATTGTCAATGCGATTGGCGGGTCATCCAAGTCACTGACCATGGTGATGAGGATGAATGAAGATATTCGGTAAAGCATAGGATGCAGTGAACAGAAACACAATTCAGATGGAGGACCTTATGGATGGATAGAAAGATTGTTACAACTTCAAGGCAACTTGAAGATGGTGAGGATACGGCCATCAAACGTACCCTCGGCGGCTTCTTCCCCAATCATATCTGCACTGATTGCGTCTGCAGCGAGTATGAGCCGGATGTGGCCAAGCGGATGGCTGTCCGCTCATGGGAAGGGAAGGACCCCGAGCATCTTGATCGTGAGGCTGAGGTCGATGACCAGGGCCGGTCGAGAAGATTGATTGAGGGATATGCCTCGACGATTCTTCTCGACTCATACAACACGATCATTCTCCCATCGGCCTTCGAGTCCTCCAGGGAGGCATACTTCCAGCGGGGTGGGACGCTGCTCTATGGCCATGGCCAGTTCCTCGGTCTGCGGGCATGGCCCGTTGGCCGCATCATCCCAGAGTACTACATCATCGACGACTTCGGTCTCTTCGTTCGGGCGGAGATCGCCTACACATCACAGGGGAACGATGCTTGGGAGCTGATCAAGATGGGAGCGATTCGCGGCTTCAGCGTTTCGTTCTCCCCCGTTCTCTGGGAGGAGGATGCCAGTGAAGACCCGGACAACCCGATCATCACATTCAAAGACCTGATTCTGCTGGAGATCTCAATTGTCATCCCACCGGCGAACCCCCGAACGTGGTTCAATATGGTCAGAGACAAAGGGTTCGTCCCGAAGTCAGCTGAAATGGCTCAGGCCTTTGAGGCGATTGAACGGGACATTCAATCCGAGAAGAAAACTATCATCACGGCAGCCGCTCAACCGGAGCCCGCTGTCACTGAAAGGAGAATACGCGTAATGCCCAAAACAACGTTGAGTGAGGAAAAGAGAGCGGCCATCCGCGACGTCGATTCGTTCGAAAAGCTCGGCGATGTCCTGGAAGGGATGCCCTCCAGGGATGATGTCGAGGCGCTCAAAGGGGAGTTCGGCCGGGGGTTGAATGAACTCCGTGAGCAGATTTCCAAGGCCCCCAATCGCGATGAATTCAACGCCAACAACACGCAGGTCGCCCGTGATCTGGCCAACATCGCCCAGGAGCAGGCGGCGATAAACTCCAAGCTCGCCCAGGCCAACAAGATCGCCGCCTCGCGCGTCTCGCCCGCGGATGTGTTGACGTTCATGAAGTACCTTCCGGAGAACCTTGATCGGGATGATCTCGACATCCTGCTTCATACCCCGATCAAGCGTGATGCCCCGAATGGTCCGGTCGTCCGGGCGATGCAGGCGGCTTGGGATGGTCTGATCTTCATGAACGTTCTCGAGCAGGGGTATCGGTCGCATGGCATTTCCAAGCCCGGCGTCCGGTCCAACATCGAGAAGCTGGAGAAGTCGCTCAAGGGTATGACCGGACTGATTGACTCCGGCCTGGCCGAACGGGCGTTCGGTACGGGCGTGACCGGATACGGCTCCAACTGGGCGATGACGATTCCCTCGCCCGAGCTGTTCGACATGATCGACTTGGAGATGCGCGTCGAGGCGGAGTTCGAGCACTACCGTTTGAGCGGGAAGACGGACTCCTATCCGCTGAAGACCAGCCACGCCAAGGCCTGGACCGAGTCGGCCGCGGCCAACAACAACCCGGCGCAGTACCACAAGTCGCAGCCCGGGACGAGTACGATCGACTTCGCCTCGAAGAAGATGGTCGTTGCCATTCCGGTTGACGAAGAGTCGGTCGAGGGTGACAGCATCATCAACGTCATCCCCATCCTGCGGGCGGACATGGCCTACGCGTTGGCGTATGGCATGGAAGACGCCATCGTCAATGGTGACAATTCGACCACGCACATGCACACCGGTCTCACCACCGCGGACATGTATACGTTGGATGCGTTCAAGGGGTTGATCAAGAAAGCGATCGACGACTCCAAGACGTTCGATGTCACCAGTACTTCCACCGGTGTCGGCGATGCGACGGCTGCCTTCGTCGCCAAGGACCTTCGCTATCTGCGGAAGCTCTGTGGCAAGATGGGCGTCAATCCCCGCGACTTCCGGTATCTGCTGTCCATCTCCGGGTTCTTCGCCGCGCTGAACTTTACCGAGGCCACGCAGCCCGGTACGTACGGCGCTCCGCTGGCGAGCTGGGTCTCCGGTGATCTCCCGATGTTCGATGGTTGTCCGGTGATCGTCTCCGAAGCCGTTCGGGATGATCTCTATTCGTCCGGCGTCTATACCGGCGTCACCGGCTACACCGGCGTTCTCGGGTTCAACCGGAGAGGCTTCATCGTTGGTGATCGGCGGCTCGTCACCATCGAATTCGACAAGGACATCATGACCGGCCAGTTCAGATTCGTCGGCTCCCAGCGGAAGGACTTCCAGAAGAAGGTTCCGTCCACGCATTATCCGGTGGCCTACGGGTACGGCCTGGCGGCCTAGTCCCTGATCAGTTAGGATGAATCCACTCTGCTCCACGATCGACGCTGAAACTAAGGAACATGAAATACAAGGAGATCTAACATGACCATGACCAAATCCAGACAGCATGGTCCGTGCCAGAAGTTCGCCGTGGTGAGCGGTGCTGGGGCGAACACCAATATCGCGGTCAGCGGTATCACCACTGAAGACGAGCTCGTCTTCGTTCTGGAGCTGTCCCAGACGGATAACAACCCGACGGACCGCACGTCGACCACGTCCATCACCAGTGACGGGTACGTCCAGTGTACCACGGCGACGGACAACGACAAGTTGCTGATTCTCTGGAACGACTTGTCGGCCTGATGGTCGGAGCATGGCCAAGATTGGAAGGGTCAGCGGTCTCGCTGCTTCGGCGCTACAGTAGCTGGCCCTTCCATTGGCAAATCTGAAAGGAGATGAAATGAAACGCATTCTTTCAATCCTGGTGCTTGCTCTGATTGTCATCTTCGTTGGCATGGCGATCGCCGAAGAGTTGGTTCGTCTGGAAGACAACACGGGAACGGTGACGATCTACCAGACGTCAAGCTCTGCGGGGACTGGCACAACGACGAAGTACCGAATCACGAACGAACGAAACGACCGAACGTATGATGGCTTTCTTGCCGGCTTCACACTTGATACGGCAGTCGTCATCAAAGACAACGATACGGTCGGTATCAATGACTCCGCCTGGGCGAGAGTATATATCAAGTCCGGGCAGAACGGGTACACCAAGACACTCTTCGATACGACGGTGTTCGTCCTGCCCAAGACAGTCACCAGGTTCTACTCGAACATGGACGCTTCCAAGGTCGAGGGGATGTACTGGGACTCGCTCTGGATGGAGGTCAACTACGACGATTCGGCGGTCGGCACCGGGGACAGCATCAGAACAACGTTCACCTATTTATTCCGCCTGATCGAAGCGGCGGGAAAGGATTAAACGTCCTATGGCGAAGAGCAAAAAGACCACGTTCGGTGTCATGCTTCGATTCGTGAAGGCGTCGGGAGCGATGACGCACTATCACGTATTGGAGTATGACCCGGAGACGGGTAACTCCATTGGGCCGGTGGAGATGAAGCCCGGTGATGAGAAGTTCGTCAACCACTACCAGGCCCTCCAGCTCACCGTCAAATATCCGGATTGCTTCTCGACCGATGACGAGATCAATCATGACGAGGCGCTCCGGATTGAGAAGGAAGTCATGCAGGCGGCTGAGGTCGAACGGATGTCGTTGGCCAATGCCAGGGGCGGCCTGAAGGTTCCCGAACGGGTTGACATCCTCGAGCGCAGGCTCACCGAGGTGATCGAACGGTACGACTTGAAGATCATCGAATTGGAGAACTCCATCGGTGAGCTTCAGCAACAGTTGGCCGAAGCCTTGGTCAACTCCGACTCCGATGAAGAGGAAGAGTCGGATGGGGACGAAGAGGATGACGGCGATCAGCCCAGATAAAAGTGGTGGAGAAAAAACCGGATGAATGGTCAATCCGGTAGATGGCCCCTTCGCCGTGGCCGTTGTCCCGCCAGAGAGGGAGGGCTACCGAACCCTCCCTCTCACAATACCTTTGGGAGGTAAATGGCCATGCTTGTTATCATCAAAATGAAGAAGGCCTATCGCATTCTTGGTGGGAGTGCTATACCGGCGGGCTGTCAAGTCACGCTTTCCGAAGCACAATTGGATAAGGCCTTCGGTTCCTTATCCGACGAAGAACGTGGGCAACTATACGAGGTGATTGGACGGACGACATTCAACGAGCTTCCGACGGTAGAAACATTTGGGAGGCCTGGAGACGATCATGTCATTGAACGCTAACGCCCTTGCAGAAGTGTCCGAGGTAAAGACCTACCTCCAGATCACGGACACTGATTCGGACACCTTGCTCGAGGCTTTGGTCAATTACGTGTCCCAGTTGATCGAGCTGAGATGCGATCGCAAGTTCATCAAGACGACGTTCATTGAAATACGCGATGCCTATGACACCGATACCATGTGGCTGAATGAATCACCGATACTGACCAGCGCTGATGAGGGAACGATCGTCAATCCCGTTCTCGAGATCGACTACGACAAAGACGATACGTGGGAGGCGGCTACCGAATACAACTGGACCTTGCAGTATGAGAAGTCCACTGGCAAGGTTTGGTTGAACGAAGGCAATCGGTTCGTCAAAGGGACAAGGGTTCTTCGGTTCACGTACACGGCGGGGTATCTGAATCGCGCCGCAGTGCCATTCGATTTGAAGTGGGCGGCGATAAAGCTTGTTGCAACACTGAAGACGCAGATCGCGACGAAGGGGTTCGGCTTGGCCTCCGTCGCGATCATGGGTGAATCAACGTCGTATAATTTCGACAAGATACCGGATGATGTTGACAAGGTCCTTCAACGGTACCGCAGACGCAGGGTGGTATGAACCTGCACCTTACCATAAACGGGAAGCCACCAGGAGCGTATCGCGTGCGTGCGCTCGACCGCATATCGGATAATCTCAAGGCCAAGAATGTTATCCGAGCCATCACCGCTGTGCAAGTATACCTTGTCGGCGAGATCAAAGAACGATCACTGAGCGGGCAGATTCTCCATGTTCGTACGGGGAGACTGAGGGGTTCCATAACGCATTCGCCGGTGATGGTGAAGGAAGGCCAATGGATAGGCTATGTTGGACCTGGAGCAAACGGACGGGAGGAAATCCCATACGCCCGCCCGCTCGAGGAAGGCGCCATTCAGCACCGTGTATCAACCCGGGGTAAAGCTTACACCATAAAGACTCCGGCTTTCCATTGGCTCTCCAAGCCATTCAAATGGTCCAAGAAGACGGTGAAAGAGATGCTCCACCGAGAACTCTTCAGGAAGAAAGGTTTCTGATGAGTACCGTAAACACGATAATGAATAACCTGGCGACTGGGCTTACGGCCATTGCTCCTCCGACGTATACCTCTGATGTGAAGAAGGTCTATCGCTTTCGGGTTGATGATACCAATCGGGGGCTTGAGGAGTTCCCTTCACTTACGGCCATCCCCGATGGAGAGCTTACCCCATTGGTTGAGGATGGAGACCATTTCAGATTCGCTCTGCCTATCCTCATTCAGGGGTTCTATAAGCACAATACTCCAGCTACCATGCGGGCAGGGTTGATGAATCTACTGTCCGACGTGAAAAAATATCTGTACCCCGATCAATCCGGAGGGCGTCCATCCGGACTTGGGACAGCTTGCCTTTCGGTGAGGATGGTGAATGTTGACACAATGATCACTGAAGACATGGCACGATTCGACATGCATTGCATTCTAACGTATGTCTGTGATAAAGGAGCTTTCTGATGAAGAGGATTATGTTCATACTGCTGGTGGTCGCCTTCTTGGTGGCCATACCTTTCACCGTGTCTCATGCGGATGATTGGATGAAGTTCTCCACTGAGCCATCCATCACCGTTGATACGACGAAGTTGGGAACATTGATCGTTGATACATCGGTGTCACCCATCCACGAATCGTGGAGGTACAATGACATCAAGATGTTCCCGATGGTCATCGTCGATTCGGTCTTTACCAATGATAGTCTGATCGTCCAGTACTTCAGTTGCGACAACACCAATGGTACCGGCAAGGACACATTGCTCCACACTGATTCGACCGTGGCCCTTACAACGGCTTGGGCGTACCTGAGCGCTGGCCTTCACTGGAAATTGGCCGATGATACCTGGCTTGGCAATCACTGGGTTCGTCTTATCTACAAGGTTCCCATCGGTACTACGGCCGCCGATACGGCGATCTGCCGGGCTCGAAACGTGTATCATTACAACTTCAAGGCGCCCGCCTTCCTTGGGCGTATCGGTTGGGGGTATTAGTCATGCGACTGATTCGGTGGATGAAATGGATATCATCGACGGGATGGTGGGCGATAGCGATAGCTGGGTTCTTCCTCAGCCTGGCTGCCATCATTCTAGTCTCCCATCACAAGGGATGGGATAAGTATAAGCACGGCAAAGTAAGGTCCAGCATTTCACAGATGCTGGCACTCATCCTCATCCTTCTGTCCGTCCTGTCGTTCTCACCGAGCATGGCGGCTGATGTAACGATTGTATGGAAATGTGATTCGACCGTCTATAAGCATGGGTATATCTACACTCTTTCGGCTTTGACCAACTATGGTCGAGTGACCACTGGTGGTGCAACGACGAGAGTCATTGGAACGATTGGTACGAACTATTCCAATACCTTCACTGAATGGCAAGCGCTGACGACATTCAAAGATAGCTGTGATGCTTATGGTGTAGTCTACATCGACTCAATCAAACAGGTTAAGCATATTCAATCCGTTTCCATCTCTGCCGGGAAATGGTTCTACATCCGGAACGTTGCTCTTGATACCATTCGAAGACCCGGTGAGGGAAATGGAGCCGCAGCCGCAGCCAACTGCGAGATGTGCTGGGATTCATGTAATACGGTGGGTTCGGGGACATGTGCGACAAGGTCTGATTGGGGGACTGATGGTGCGGTAGGAACTGCCGATACCATGGGGATGTGGACGGGAAAACCATCCGATAGCTTCAAATGCGATGAATACTTAGTAGCCGGTAATGAGATTACACTATGGCTCGATACTCTCCCAGCTCGCATCTGGAAAGATAATACTGGGACATCTCTTGCCGGTTGGCTTACGCTCTTAACATCCAAGAGTGCCAATATGCAGGCTTCGGTAAACACCTATGGGGATGAATCGAATATGACTGGAGCCGCTGATTCGGTGGACTACATTACTCTCTATGGGAGGACGAGTGGGGCTGTCTCGCCGAATGCTGCCCGAAGGGTGATACTCTCGGAAGAGGTTGACGAACCGGACAGCATAAATACTCAAGTGATGATCTGCCCCGATAGCTTGGTCAATAGCTTGATCGTGGGGAAATAAGCATGAAGCGTATCTTTGCCATTCTGGTCATTCTTCTTTCACTCTGTTCATTGGTTGACGGTGAACAGTGGAGGAAGACCTTCATCAAAACTGGGTTCGGCGGGAATGGGACCGCGGGTGAGATGAAGTATACGTCAAAGTGGCTAGCCCAACGAATGTGGTATATGATCGCGGGGAATGCTGATTTCCCGGGGCTAATGGACACCCTTCGAGATTCATGCGCTGCTCATGGAGTACCATTCTACTATGGACCGTATGCCTCATCGCAGGAATGGAACCTCCTCCAACGGGGTGCACCGGAGACATCATACGAAGCTCGACGCGCTGATTACGACAATTGCTGGCTATACAACTATGCGGCCGATTACATGGATAGCATCGGCGTCTCTACTGAGTCATTGGTCGTCCACTTGTCCGATGCCTCAATAGATATAACACAGGATGGGGATGGTAATAGGAGTTACAGTCTCTCCAGTTTAATCTACCCTCGTACTCGGTTCACATATCAATATTGGAACAACACAGTATCAGATACGTTCTATCCAGCTGGGTATGTTTGGTTGGCCAATGGCAAGAACCCGGACACGCGCAACGCGGGCGCATACGCATACCGAAGAAGGATGATTGAGGACTCGGCTGATTGGGTAGGTATGGGCGGTCACATGCCGACCGCCTATTTCATGGACAACCAATACCGAGATCAATCTAGACTGGGGTCATATTACGATATCAATTCATCCTCCGGTGGCGCCACATCGGGGATGGATTGGGTTGAACAAGCGGGGATTCAATCATCCGTCGATTCGGGTTATGTGTATTTCGACAGCTCAACAATGCTATTGGATGAGCGTATTGATGATGTGTTAGACTCAACCTGTGATGCTCTTGGCCTTTCTCGTATCATGCAGATCGCCAACATCACCAAGTCGAATATCACTCACCTTGCAAAAACATATCCTCATGTTGATGCCGTGTCTCTTGAGAACGTTGCCGGGTACACCGAGAACGTAAGCAACTGGAGAGTTTGGTATCAGTACGCAGACACGATGTCAAAGCATCCGGACCATTACATCTTCTGGGGTACTCCGGTTGATAACATTTATGGGACCTCTGGGTGGAGGTCTGATAGCGACCGAGTCTGGCAGGGTATGCTGTGCTTCTATTTGACTGTTCAGGACACGAATGCTTTCGGGAACTTCATGCGATTCAACGATACCACACGATGGAGAAAAAGCGCGGAGGTTAATTTCGGTACTCCCGATTCGTTGGCTAAGTTCATTGACTCGATGGGGAACAGAGACTACGTAAGAGATGTTGGGGATTACCCGAATGACTCGACTAAGATCTACGCTGTTCGTCGATATTACGATGACTCGAATGTAGTTATCATATTCATCACGTCAACTTCTGGACGATGGGGAACGCATACCCTTGACAATATCTCCGAGAGCTTGACGGTGAACTTGGGCAATAGTTACTACGAGATCAATGCTGACGCTGAGACGAGCCAAACAACGGTGTCCAGTGTAAGGCTTCCTCTATATTCGGGATTCATAGGAACGCGGAACTTTGAGCCGACCGAACCAACGATAGGTGTAGCCCCCAGTTCATTCACGTTCAATGCCATCTATGGTGGGGCTGACCCGGCCAATCAGTCATTGTCAATCACGAACGAAGGTGGAGGTACATTGAATTGGGAGATCACAAAGATACTCGGAGCTTCATGGTTGACGTTGGGACAAACGACTGGTGAAGGCGATGGCTCATGTACGTTAGACCCAAGCATCTCTGGGCTTGAGATTGGTGACTACTCTGATACGTTGAATGTCGCTGCAACCGGGGCGACCAATACGCCTCAGAAGGTCCCCGTTACCTTGAACGTTGTAGAGGTCGGGGCAAACACATTGAAGAAGCCATGGGGAATTAAGCATTAGAACTAGAGGCGTTTGAAAGGAATAGATCATGAAAAGGAATCGTGAACTTTTGGCGTTGATTGGTCTGGCGTTGTTCGTGCTGGTCTTCGCCATATCAATCTCCAGGGCCTCGATCGTTGTCAAGTCCACCGAACATGTGGCGTTCGGTCTGAAGCTCCCACTTGATTCTACCGGCATCCCCGGTACGCCGGACTCAGCGCACGTGTTCGTCTATGGGAATCTCGATAACATCAGCGCTCTCCTCTACAAGAATCGGAGCACGACCTCCCCATTCGCTGCAGCCGGGGTTGATTCAACCTCTGAGTATGGCTCGCTTCAATGGTTCTTTAATGACTCAGTCGGAGCGATCGATGGGGATTGCGGCAACTGTGAGCTGGCCATCCAGGTGTGGCTATGGTATAAGAAGCTCCCTACGCAAACGCTCTTCGAGGTTCAGATCATCGGCGATTCGTTGAACAAACTCTCCAGGTTCAACGTCGCTGCTGACTCGGTACTTATGAAGATGGCTGCATTTGACGGTGCCCTGGATAATGATTCAACTTTGGGGCAATTCCTGCGGGCGGCTATCGACTACGGACGCAAAGCTACCGATACATCAAACGCGGTTTTAGCAGAGGTTGTGAATATCAACGGGTTCAACTTCTCAACTGATTCGATGTTGGTAAAGATGGCCGCTTTCAACGGAGCCTTGGATGATGACACGACACTCATCGCCTTCCTTCGGGGGATAGTTGAGTGGACAAAGAAGGGTGTTGATACGTCGAAGGCCGTCCTTGATACGATGCGGAACGGACTAACGGCCGGTGAATTGGCAACGATCATGATGGACACGATCAATGCCAGATTGACCAAGACCGGTTTCAGTCTTTCCACTGAGGGGGTAATTGAAATTGTCCATTCACTTTGGGGGCATGGGATGGACACGGCCTGGGCTGCTGGTTCGTTCGGAGACTCAGCCAAGCATTGGGCAGTGACAGCGGCCTCATCATTCAACCCAGCCAGTGATTCGGTGTTGGTAAAGATGGCGGCCTTTAACGCTGCCTTGGATGATGATACTACCCTGGCTCAATTCCTGCGAGCCATCATCCTCTATGCAATCGCTCTTCAGGATTCGACTGAGGAGATCTATGCTGAGGTGATGAATCTTAATGGCTATACGCCCACTACCGATACCGTTCCATCGAATGCCAACGTCAAGAAGGTCTACGACCGGGAGGCAACGGCGGCTCGATTGGACACCATTCTCAGTACCACAAATAATTCAGTGACGTTGTATCTCAAGTCACTGAACATCCAAAATGGCAGTGGCTCGGCCATTATCGCGGCATCGACCGGTGGCAATGGTGACGGTGCAAGATTTATCGGCAATGGTTCCGGTGATGGGGTATCATTTGTGAAAGGGACAACCGGGAAGGACTTTGATGCAACGTTAGATTTGGATGATGTATCAGGTACCTTGGGTGCAACCGAAATACCCAATCTTGACGCCGCCATCTCTACGCGATCGACATTCAACGTAGCGACTGAATCGGTGACCGTTGATATGTCCAATTTCAATACGACCTTGGATGATGACTCGACATTGATCGTGATGCTACGCGCGGCGATTATTCTGGGACGAAAGGCTGTTGACTCTGCCAATGCCGCGTACAACCAAGCGAAGAAGGCTACCGATACAGCGAATGCCGCTTTAACGGCTGCTCTTGATAAGACCGGGATGAAGCTGGCCGCTGATGGTTCCATTCTGGACACGCTCACGCAGCGCATACGCACGCTCGCGGGCGCGATCAACGATTCACTCGGTAACTATCATACCTGGATAATGCCGAAGATCATGTATGATTCACTGGCCTATCTAATGGGGCTGAAGGCTGGAGCTGGATGGATAAACGACTTCGGCAATGATAGCGACAAAGTATACTTGCTGATCAACGGAGACACGGTGCTTGTTCAAACCTACATACACATCGGAGGCTCCGAAGGCGATAAGCCCGACAGTGGGCGGGTAGCGGCACCCTGATCTTAATTCACGCGGGGCACTGCGATTAAAGCGGGTGGTATATAATGGTGTCGTACAGCCGGTCGAAAGCGGACGCCTTCTTACGGCGTCCTACGGCTTCGCATAAAATCGGAGACGAAGAATGACTCCAGCTGGTGGCGGGCGTAAGTCGGGGGCCGGATATCGTGACCCTCGTCATGATGGAATCGGCGAAAGTTCTTCATCGCTACGGACGGTCTATGGCGATGATACGATCGGCGATGCGTTGGATAAAGTGGTAGCCGCATTGGAGCTTTTGCAAACGGCTATGGGCAGTAGCTACGATACCGACTACAAGTTCCAGTACGTCTATACCAGTCACGAGACAGCTGAGCTAAGATTGAATGGACTGACTGTTGAAGTGGATGATGCGAGCTACTCCGACATGGTTGGGAGTGGTGAAGTGAAAGCTTGTATCCCATTTTGGACGATCACTATTTCAATCAGAGTCCACACCAACTACGCCAATGAGTTCAATGACTGGATAAAGAATCGTAGAATCTTGATGTCAGTGAGCAACTACCTTCATACCTATCGGGACCTTGGGGATAACTTCAGATTCGTCAGGGTGAATAATCTCGTCCCTAAGGAATCATTCTCAGACTCATCCACGGTGGGTGGCTTCATGCTCATCACGCTGGCCGTGCCAATTAAGTATACGCAACATACCTAACCTACGAGGTGAACGATGTCAATCACAGTTAGAACTCCCAAGGAAGTTACGCTCGGTATTGCCGAGCAGACTACTTGGGGAACTCCGATCGGCGACAGCAGTGCCTTCGATCAGCTCCAATCCAAGATGTCGCCCATTCAGGAGGATATCTTCCAAGCTGGTCGGGATGGAGCGAGAGGCAACCGATTGGAAGATGTTGGAGAATACGTCTTCCATGAGAAGGGGGCTATGCCCGAATGCCCGATATCGGACCTATGGCTCCCGAGGTCGATGACTTCCCTGTTGCTCTATACGGGGATGCAACAGGTGACCGAAGAGGGAACAACCCCATACAAGAAGACATTCACTCCCCATGCAACTCAGCCCGACTTCTCCACCGCCGGTCAGGGTAAGTTTATCACCATCATCCAGAAGCTTCCCGAGGCATCGGCATCACGGAAGATCTGTGATGCGATTCTGAAATCAATGACTCTGAAATGGGAACCCGGTGCGTCCCCGCTCATATTCGGTGGAGAGTTCGTTGGCCGGGGAGCAGTGACGAGGGATGCGAATCCTTCGGGGACCTGGACTATCCCGGCAAATGCTTTCTGGTATCACAATGACATGGTTCGGGCGACGATGAATTTCGGGTCACCGTTCTCCCCGACATTTGGCCCTTTGGAATTGACCTGGCTCAACAATGTATTCGCTGTGGGTCAAGTGTCGACTGGAAGCAAGCCCGAGACGATCGGCATCAAAGATCACAAGGGTTCCGTCCTCAAGGGAAGTGTGATGTATGATAGCGACACCGACGGACTCTTCGGCTACTGGGCGGCTGGGACTGCCGGCGAATTGAACTTCGGATGGGGAAGTGGTACTCCGGGTTCCGCCGACGGTGATCTTGACATCACGATCTACGGAGTGCTGACCTCCGTGAAGTTCAGCGAGAAGGATGCATTGATGATCGACTTCGAGTTCCTCATCGCCGGAAGTTCTTCGGCTTCGAAGCAACCGTTGACGATCATCCATGCCGACGCAACGCACCATCTATGGGGAGATTAAAACAATGGCGATACGGCTTCTCGATCGGCGAAATCTCCATCAAGTGGAGATTGATGGGACCATCTTTCATGTTCGGCTTTTCGATTGGGGGCAGTACTCCAATTGGGAGGCCATCGCTTTCAAGCTCTTTCCCAAGGCCATCGTCAATCGCATAGTTGATGATGCCTTGGTTGACGGTACCGATGGCGGCAAGAGAAGGACAACTCCAACCGAGGTAGCTGAGATCAAATCCATGCTGGTCAATCAGGACCAATGGTTGAAGCCGGCGGAGTACGAGAACATCGTGACGATGCTGGTGTCATCGGTTGAAAAGGTTGACGGGTTCGACAATATGACCGTTGATCAAATCATTAGAGGGATGACCAGAATCGACATCCTCTCTCTCGGTTCGAAGATCTACGAGCTGACCACCATCGGCCAGAGTACGGCGGGTTCTTAAAGTGGCTGGTGCAGTTAAAAGAGAACTTCATCCCGAAGGGGTTCCCCGACGACTGTGCCAGTTGCGATGGGAAATACCATTGCTTCAAGAATAGCCCAACGATTACGCTGAAAGCACATGGTAAGAAACCGAAGGATGTTACGGTTGATACCGTCGCAGATCACGTCGAGGAACCCTTCGTCAATCATCTAGTAAGTATCTACGGAGTTTGTCCATGGCCGGTAATTCACAGATCTCCAGATGCTTCCCACTTATACAACCTGGTTCATGCGCTAGAGGGTACATCACGATGTCGGATGCCTCAGGACATCTATGAATTGCCGGCGCTCTATATTCAAGCCTGCTTCATCATCGGTGGTGAACGTGAACGAATCCGAAGGTTCAGAGCCGAGCAAACGAAGAATGGGATAAACACGGATGGCCAGTGACATCGAAAAAGTAATGATCGCTGTATCGGTGATGGGCGCCGAGGCTGCTCAAGGCGCTTTGAATAAGATTCAATCATCGGTCCTTAGTATTGGAGCTGCCTATCTCAGCTGGGAGGGAGCGAAGGCGATCATTGGTTGGAGCATTGGTGCAGCCATGGAGAGCGAAGAAGTATGGGCTGGAGTGGCCAATGCGGTGAAGAACATCAAGGAAAGTGTTGATGTTTCTCTCCCCGCCCTCCATGGTCTGGCTAATTCGATGCGTGATAAATTCGGTGTCTCTGATGAAGTGATCGGCAAGGCCGAAGCAAGGATGATGCACTTCGGTCTGTCCTCTTCAGATTCGATGCGGGCTGTCGCTATCGCCGCTGACTTTGCTACGGCTAGGAATATAGAACTATCCGCTGCGGCTGATCTGCTTGGCAAGGCCTATGCTGGCAACACAGCGATGCTTGGACGATATGGCATCGTCATCGCTGACGATCTTGACAAGAGTGAGAAGTTCACGGCTGCTCTAGAGGGAATGGAACGGATGGGGATGGGTGCTCTCGAGGCGAGAACCCGTACGCTATCCGGAGCTCTTGATAGATTGGGTGAGGCATTCTCAGAGGTTGGAGAGAATGCTGGCTCTAAAGCCACGCCAGTCCTGGCTGGGATGGTGAACTCGATGGCTGATTGGCTCATCGCTTTCCGAGAAGCCAATGGAGTCCTTGAGACTACATCGGTGTTGATGGGGAATGCTCTAGTTATCGCTACCATCAATGCACGAACGCAGTTGGAGCAACTGGCGGCTCAATCTAATACGACTAGTAAGGCGATGCTATCAACGGTCTTCAGTCCTGAGATGGTATCGGCCGCTGACCCAGTTATTCAAAAGGCCAAGGAGTTACTCGCTGATGCTAGGATGCAGACTGAAGAAGCGGATAAACTTGCCCAGGCTCTCTATCGGTTGTCCGGCGCTGCCAAGAGTATGCCTGCTCCCATTCTAGAGGATGCCGAAAAAGAGGATGATGAAGATCGGGCTGCTCAAGCCAGAGAGATGATGGAGGACTACTACAGGGAAAAACAACGTAAGGAATTGGAGACCAACCTATTCATCCTGCAGAAGCAGAAGGAGATTCAACCGATCATACAGGGGTACATTAGGCAACAGAATGATGATGCGGTGAAATACCTGGCCGCTTCATTGGGGAAGCAGAAGTCATTGTACCGTACGAGTTGGCAGCAGATCGCTAACATCGTTAAGCCTATTGGAAATCTAATGGGGGCAAGCCTTGAATACAGTTTGTCTACGGCGGGGAGCTCGGCAGCGAATCAGATAGTGAATGCGATGATGGGCGGTAAGGCCAGGTTGAAAGATATCTGGAAGGACATGGCCGGGGATTTCGTACGGTACTTCGTTCAATCTGCGATTCAAGCTTTGGCCGGAAAACTATTGACCTTCCTTGCTTCTCTCTTTGATAACCCTGTGAACGATGCAATGGCTGGGAGACAGGGGTACGACTTCGGGAAATACTTCGGGTATGGGTTCCAACAGGCGATGGCCAACTTCGCTGTCATTCCCTCGATGGCGAACACGACTACGAACAATAACAGCTCATCCCTGTTTGTTATATCCGGGGGAGCCAGCTCCAATGCCGATTCGGTGATTGCCGAAATCAATCGAAGAATAGGTACCAAGCAATTGCCGATTGTTACCGAGCAGAACTTGAAAAGTGCTCTTGATCGTGTAACCTTCCGGAGGCAGTAATGGCTCTTGATTCTACAATCTTCTATGTAATGGATAAGCTGATATCCCTTGCCGATATTGATTCGGCAACTTCAGAAGCTACGGGATTCATCAAAGCTCACCTTCTGGATGGGGCACTTGGTACAGCATGGAAGCCCACTAGTACGGGAGATCAGGAGATTGTAATAGATTTGAATCAAAGCTTCTCGTCCGATTACTATGCATTCGGGTTCTTCATAAAGAATTATCTCACCGACCATTCGGCCGGTACCTTCAAGGTGTATCATTCTACCAACGGGTCAACTTGGGGCACAGCCATCATCAGCCAATCAATTGGTTCAGACCTTGAGCCGGTCAGAATTTTCGACGTGGCTTCCGCCGGTGTGTTGAATCGGTATTTGAAGATAACTTTTACGGGCATGGCTACGACGATAGAAGTGAGCCACTTGTTCATCTGTCGCAAGGCTACACTCAGTCAGGGTCCACAGTTCC